CTTCTTGGTGAAGAGCTTGAACTCGCCCTTCTTGGCGACAAAGCCCGCCTTTCGGAGACGGGTGATGGCCTTGAGACCCGCCGCGTGGGCCTTCTTGCTCACAATCTTTCCAGTCTTGGGGTTCTTCATCAAATCCTTGCGGGTCAGCCCGCCCGCCGTCTTGTCCGCAGTGCCGTGAAATACCTGTGCTCTGGATCCGACAGTCATTTGGTTCTACCGAAAGAGAAGATTTTTTTCAATCGTGGTCGGAAGCCGACCGGGTTGGGCCGATGGCTGGACCGTGGTTTCTAGCCACTTTTCCATTCTCTTGATCTCCGGGAGAGGATCCAAGGTGCGTGCCCGCTCCAAGGCAATGGTCGACCGAGTGTTGTAAAATCCAACGTCGTCCTTGAGTTTGCGAAGGGTCACGACCCAAGCATCCAAATCGGCGCGGTCGCAATACAGGGCCGCGTCTCCGCAGCACTCTTTCAGTCCGGGAGTGGGAGAGACGACTAGGGGAATGCCAGACGACATGGCTTCGACTGCCGTGCGTCCCCACGTCTCCTCCTTAGACGGCATGATCTGAACCCAGGTGTTGGCATACACATCCTTGATACGCGTGGTGTGCTGCACATACTTGAGATTCGGAAGACCTTGATGAACAATCTGCTTTCGGTATCCACCGATGATTCCCTGGAACTCCATGTCCGGAAGGGCTTTCGCTAGTTGTACCAGAAGATTGCCACCCTTGTTGTCATTCACGTTGCTCAGCGTCACGTACTTGGGTGTCTTCTTCTCCTTGTCGACCGCGTAATCTCGGTAATCCACAATGGGTAGAATAATCTTGGTAGTCGCGTCAGGAAGGTCCTTTCGTGATGCTCGCAACGACTTGGAATTGAAGACGGTCCACTGCCGACCTTCCAGGCGTGCGTCATTCCATTGCGACCCTACAGACCTTACATAGTTGTCGGTATGAACCCATTCGACAAAGGGTTTGCCGGTGATGCGTGACAGGAAAAGCATCTGCTTCCGATAAATATACGAGTGCGAATGAAGTTGATGGGCACTGGCCAGGACTTGGGCGAAGGTGTCTTGGTCGTGGAGATCAAAGCATCGGATATTTTCATAGGTTCGCTTCGGAAATCCAGGAGATGCCAACCAGACGTCATATTTGTAGGGTTTCGACATGAGGTGCGTGTTGATCGTGTGCGCACAAATCTCGGATCCAGCATTCACAAACGGAACGTAATCGTGAAGCACCCACAACATGCGAATACGCTGATCGGGGGACTCCACGGTGGTCCAAACGGGCCACTTGTTAAACTCGACGGCCGCCGCTTTTTCCGGGGATACGTAGACGGTGCGACGGGACCGTGCGTCTCCGAATAGAAAGAGCACCACGATGAGACCGACGAGTCCAAGAATCAAAAGATACGGAACAGGACTCACGAGCGCTTTCCCAGACGCCATCCTTACACGGGTCTGAGAAAAAAACAAGATTCGTCGGCGACGGCCTTGTTTCTAGGAGGGGAGGACCGCCACGCATCTAGGAGGGTAGGATCCAAGGGTTTGTTGGTGGCCTTACAGTGTTGTGCGTACAACATCATACGGTAAATATTCCAGGGGTCATAGACGCCGGCAAAATGAATCAGGAAATCACCGTGCTGGTACAGGCGTACGCTTATATCTTTTGCGGAATTATTGGGTCCAAACACGTAGGCGTTGAATTTCCAGTGTTCAAAGCAAATATGAATGCGACACTTGTCAGTCGGAACCGTGTCGTGAAGACGAATCATCGCCGCATTGTCCCACCAAATGTGATAGGTGAGGTCTTCTTGGGCCAGGGAGCGAAGACAAAAATCGGCGACCCACGCACTTCGTCCGCGAATGACCATGTGGCCGTTGTTATAGTGATGACAAGCATCCTTTGTCCACATGATATCCTTGTCTTCCGGAAGAAGGGAGATAAAGGATTCGAGTTTCACTGTGTCGTTAAGAATAATGGCATCCGCGTCGGACCAAACCAGAAAATCATAGTCGTTCAAATATTTCCGAATAAAATGGAACTTGGACCAAGGAATAGGTTTGGAAGTGTCCCAGACGTCTTCTCCATGCTCGAAAAAGTCGTAGCCGTGCTTCTTGGCGTAAGCACGTTTGGAAGCCAGACCCGGTTCCATCGCCTTGTTATAATCTGGCCCCACGCAAAAGGTGAGAAGGGCAATTCGCATTTATAAAAGGTATGGAAGATGTGTTTAGACTTATGGGACTCTTGTAAAAAAATTGATTTGGTTTTTCTTGAAAAGGGATCGGCAAGAACAATGTCTTCCATTCAAATCTCGGAACCTTCCCAACGCAAGTACGCCAAAGATGCGGAAGGACTTTACATGTGCCCTCATTGCGATGTAAAAGAAGTCCATCAAAACACAATGTTTTACCACATCAAAGGTGCACACGAAAAAGATTTTCCCTTTGAATGCGCGCACTGCCCTGAAGAAACGCGCTTTCTCCAACGTTGTTCTTGGCTTCACCATTTAGCCACACAGCATCCTAACACTCCTCACCCTTCCGAGACGGAACTGAATCCTTACGCTGGAAAAAACTTTGCCTGTCCAGCATGTGATATGACAAGTCACACAAAGGGCAATGTAGAAATTCATTATGCTCGATCTCACTGTAAAGATTGGATTCCAGTCTTTACAAAGGGCAAGGCTTGCGAAGGGTGTAAGAAACTATGTAAATCTAGTTCCGCCTACCTTCATCACGCCTTGAAATGTTTCGAGAAAAAAGCCCCTGAAACTCACGCCAAGACTCTGTCTTTAATCAAATAAGATGCGTGATATCCAAGGGCTGCAAATCCAAGAAGAAGCAACATCTCAAAATATCGTGGGGACGTATCCTGCTTCAAATACCCGACAATCAACAGGAGCGGGGCAACAAGAAAGATGTGAATCCAATTGATCCAGGCACTCTGGTTGTTTTTGAGTCGTTCGTATGCTCTGTATAAATGGTACAGAAGAACAATTGCGCCCAGAACTCCCAACAAATCAAAGATAATGGTGGGAGTTGTATTTCCATAAAATCCGACGTACAAGAACAGGGGGGCCACAAAGAGCACGTGAAAGAGATTTTTTTCAATGGGTCCCATCTGATGGGCCGGATATTTTTATCAGAGGTACCAGTAAGATGGAATCCTTTGATTCAACAACGACCGGGATGCTGGTCGGAGGAATGCTGTTGACGATGATTCTTATTGGGGTGGTGGTCACGTGGATGACGCGTGCCACGTTTCCGCCGATTCTGGCCATTCCGTCGCGGACAGATTCGTACCTGGATACACTTATCGAGTTTCGTTCCTGGAAGGAAACGTCCTTGTTTTCCAAGGAAACGCCAATGAAGATCGAAGCCTTGCGGGTCGGGCCGTACGACTGTATTCGGGAGGCCAAACGACGTAACTACCCTTGGTTTTTGATGGTCCAACACGACTGCCGGGTGGCTCCCGATTCGTTTCCACGATTTTCGGCACTTCTTCCGACTCTTTGGAAACGCCGGTCCGAATGGGATATTTTTACGGGCTCCAACAGTTATCTAGTTCATCACGATGTGGTGGACAAGGAGCGGCGACTGTTCCGGGTGAACGGGGCGACGCCTCAGTTCTGCTTGCTTCACCGGGACGCCTACGATCGCGTGCTGGCCGTGGAGGGCACGGCGATGCCCAGTATGTTTAGCGGAGGAGGGCTCCGTATTTGGACGGTGACGCCCTTTCTATCTAGTTTGCGTCCTTACACGGAGGAAGAACCGGACGGCGAACGAACCACCGTTAGCCATACAAAATGGTTCACGTCGGTCGAAGAGACCTTGAATCGGTCCTTAGAGTTTTTCTTGGGTCTCAAAAAATGAACTGTACGCATAGACCCATGAACCCACCAATGGACCCAACCACCGCCCTTTCGCTTCTCTTGTCTTACAAGGACAAGAAGCGAGGCATGCTCGAAGCCTCCTTTGTGGAGTCGACGATTGACTATATACGGGCGGAAATAGCACAGGGGCGAGGGGCCACGGCCTTGAAGGAACCGAGTGTGGTCGCCTACATCCAAAAAGCACAACTGGCGGTTTCATGTGGATGGCCTGTCTTTGATCGACCCACGATCTCCACCAATACGGTGATTGTTAGACCGTCCGTTCCTGTTACTATAGCCTCTACTACCACTCCTGTAGCAACTACTGTTACTCCTGTATCTCTTACACTCTACTGTGATGGGTCCTGTATTGGCAACGGGCGTCGAGACGCACGGGCGGGGTACGCCGTTGTGGCAATGCGAGGGGGGGTCGAAGAGCATCGCTATGTGGCGCGGATTCCGGACGAAGAAGCCCAGACAAATCAGCGAGCGGAGCTACGGGCCCTGGATTACGCCGTGCGCTACGTGTTGAACCACGGTCGACGCGGAACGATTCACACGGATTCAGACTACTCCATCAAGTGCGTGACGCAATGGGCGTCGTCCTGGGAGAAAAAAGGATGGAAGAAGGCCGACGGAGGTCCCGTTCTTCACCTGGATATTATTCGTCCCCTAGTGTCCGTCTACCGAGAACTCCCCAACCTTACCATTCGACACGTGGCAGCGCACACGGGACGGGGGGATGAGCATTCATTGGGAAATGCATTGGTGGATGAACTGGCGCGCGAGTCTGTGTCGTAAGGGACGTGACCTTTTCGTCTTCATCGTCGTCGTGGCTGTGACCCCCTCCTCCGCCTCCTCCGGTAAAGAACCCAGGCTTTAGAGGAGCACACAGTTCGGGGCACTTGGATTCGGAATGGGTACGCTCTTGGCAAATGGAGCAGGCGTAGGGCTTGGACATTGGATACGGGGGCGTTGGAAGGGTGGATTACCTCATTTTTTTCGAATCTCTTGCTAGAATGAAGTCAAAGGTGCTTCTTTTACTGCTCTTACATGTTGTCGTCGTGGTCGCTCTGTACTTCATACACCGCACGCATCGTCCGTCTATTGACGACGTGTGGATCGTCAACTTGGACCGCGATACGAAACGCTTGGCACACGTCCAAGACCAGGCACTTACGATTTCGGCACCGAAACACCGATGGCCGGCCACCTACGGCAAATCCGAAGACCGTCGGGCCGCGCGACGCGACGGCGTATGTATGTTTTTGATGGTCAGCGACGACGAAGCGGAAAACAAGCGAACCACGACGATCCTTCAAAAACCGGGCGTCATTGGGTGCTGGTTGAGCCATAAACGGCTTCTTCGCCATTTGGGGTCCTTGTCCGTGGCGTCTTCGGCAGGACACCTGATTCTGGAGGACGACGTGGACATTCCGACAGACTTTGCGGACCGCTGGGCCACGTTGCGGGGTCACATTCCTACGGACTGGGATGTGGTGTATTTCGGAGTCGGTAAGCCCACCGGAGTTCCGGTGGCTCCCGGTGTGTTGCGGGCCATCAAGAAGGAGGATTCCGGAAATACGGGGACTTACGCCTACCTGGTCCGTCACGGAGCGATTCCAGCGATCCTGAAGAAACTGGAGTTCATGAGTTCGCCGATCGACAAGCAGTTCTACAAGATGTTTACGGATCTGAAGGTCTACATCTTGGATCCGTCCTTAGTCTCTCCAGGGACGTTTGAATCATCGATTCTGACGATGGAACATCGAAGCGTTTGAATTTCTATTGGGATAGTAGAGGTATGAACACTCGTAAGAGTTCACCGACGCTGTCGAAGGGACGACACCAAACCCGGAAACAACACGGAGGAAAGAGTCTTCCGAACTATTTTGAAGAGGCACGAGCCAATCCCGATACTCTGTTAGGGTCTGGTGGGTTCGGTGTTGTTCGAAAGGTTACAACACCGGCAGGACCAGGAGCCTTGAAGCGTGTAGTCTTTGATAAAAACGCCAACTTTCCATCCAACGTGTCACATTTTTCAAAGCCTGCGTCTTTTAATGCCGAGATAGAAGGATTAAAGAAGGTTCAAACAAGTCTCTACGTAGTGAAACTACTCGATTATGAAAAAAGATCCAGAAACGGATACATCTTATTAGAATTGTTTAGCACAGGATATGAATTATATTCCGCACCTTTAGGGAGTATCAACGATAAGAATGTTATAATCATCGTGATGAATTTACTAAAGGGACTCGACGACATTCATAGTCGCGGAGTTCTTCACTTGGACATCAAATCTGAAAATATATGGGTCTTTCCTGAAACAGGGATCATTAAATACATTGATTTCGGATTGTGGCTTGACATGGAAAACAATCGGACACCTAGATTGAGAGGGACCCGTGGTTTCTATCACCCCGCTGGTAAAATCACTCATTGGTGGCACGCAGATCAATATGTATGGGATAAAACAAGCGACTTTTTTTCATTGGCTAGGACAATCCAGGAAATACGATACAAGCACGAAGAATTTATCTGTAAAGCAAAACGCGACATGCTGTTTCATATTTGGACAAACTTGGATAGGTTCTCAAACGAAAAGAAAGCAGCGGATGCCGTGTTTCCCTATCTAGTGTATGAAACTGAAACGGAGCAAATGGTAGTCACAAAATAATTGGTTAGGAATATTTTGATTCGCAAACGCGAGTCAAAATATTCAAAACGATGGATATCGTCATTTTTTTTTCCTATACAAGGTCCAAGCCACAAGTGCCAAGGAGGCAATGACTACCAACGACACATTGACGCTATGTCTTGGGACAACGTAATGAGAATTTTCTACGTCATTCGGAAGTTCGCAAATTACACACTTGGTGTCTGTCACATCGCTTCCTGCCCAGGTCTGGCGACAATTCACGAGTTTGTTGTGAATCACCTTGAAGGGTTTTGTTTGTGCGTAATACGTGATATACCAATCAATGTGTTGCTGAATCGGAAACACGTCCTTCAGCAGTTTCTGCGCTCCTGTGCGACTGATGAAATAGGTTTGGAGTCCCACAAATTCATTACAGCGAATCCATTTGTCTTCGACGACGTATTTATCGGCCGGTCTCACGCCTAATGTTTCATAACAGTGGTGATTTCCAAGGCTCCAAATATCCCACGACGTGGAGTCTTTGAGAGATGGCGTATTTCGGAAGAGTTGTTGTACGGTGGACCACATTCCGTCGGGAATTGTAAGGTCGTCTTCCAAGATGAGCATCACGTTCTGGTCGCTGTCTACCAGTTGTTTCCACAAGGCAATGTGACTGAGGGCACATCCGACGCCCCCTATACCATCCAACATATCGTGACTTCGTCGTGTTCTGTGTTTGATGTTGTAGCGGGCGAGCGTGCTGATTCGAGGATCCGTATCGACCTTCAAGGTCGACCCATCGACCGCGGGGAATCGAGACAGATGGGGAAGGTTCTTGACCTCGGGTTGCTTGAGAACATTGGCCCATCGATCGGGACGACGGTCCAAGTTAATACAGACAGTTCTTATGGTGTCGGGGGACCACATCTTACTTAGGATATGGAAAATTGTTTTTTTGGACAGGTTGTGGGAGAGGGGGGAAGATCCCTGACAACGGGACGAACCGCGGTGTTTAACCGACAGCGATTACGATGAATGTAGACGGCAGACAGTGAGAGAAGAACGATTTCAACACTGCTGCGAACGACTATGGGAGTGTCCTGTAGCAGGACACCGTAAGGAATCCACAAGCAAGAACTGGCCACGCTCAGATAACAAAAGGTCAACGAATAAATGTTGGTGCTTGTTTTCGTGTACAACAGATACATGAAAATAAAGCGGGCGACCATAGAAAGGCTTACGGCCGTGTAAGGGAGGATGATCAAGAGGTCCGTCATTCCGTACTTCTTCTTCGAGGCTGATTATTTAGCCTGAAAGGCCGGCAAGGACATCAGTGTGTCCACGGATTCAAGCGCCCCTTCAATCCAGGCCTGGGTCTGGCTAACCGATTCGCCGACCACAAAAACATTTTTGTCTGGGTTGTGGGCTTCTTTGCTGGCCGTCTTGACGTTGTAGGTGCCGGGGGTCCAATAGGTACACCCCATACCCCAGGAATGGCGTCTCAGATAAATGGGATTCGGAATATCTAAGTCTGGAAAAAGGTCCTTTACGGCTTTCTGAATGTCGCGTTCCAGAACCTCATCATCCTTCCCCTTCCAGTAAAGCGTATCGGTGCCGTCCGTGTATGAAATCATAATCAGACCCGAGTCGGCATTGATGGGAATCACGTGCCGTAACGGATTGGTTGTGACGGTTTTGGGGAGGTCTTTGAACCAGACTGTTCCGGTGCTCTTGGATTTGGGATAGACGGCGTAAATGCGGGTCAAGGGGGCCGTGGATAATTGTTTGAGGAGAGGGGCACCCTTGAGAACGGAAAATCCAGACAAAGAGCAACGGCAGGTGGCAATGACAACCCGTTTGGCGACAAACTGAAACGGCTTGCCATTGTGCGTTCCCTGGATGTCAAACATTCCATCCTCGCGTTTCTTGGCGTCGTCGACGTCGTAGCCGGCGCGAAGGTCAGCACCGGCCTTCTTGGCCGCGTCGTGAATGTGGGACGTGATGCTGTCGAGGCCTTCCTTGACACCGTAAAAGGCGTCGTCGGATTGGACGCCCATCGTCCCACGGGGGGTGAAGAGCGGAAGGGCCACGTCAGCGCGAAGCATGTGAATTTCGGCGTCGTACGGGTACATGGCAAACAGAGGATGAAGGTCCTTCGGAACAAGGTCGCCAAGGGTGTGTGTGGCAAGTTCCTTGGGGTCCAGGGATGCGAGAAGAGTGCGAATGGGGGTAAACAAGTCGATGAAGTGATTTTCGTCGTGTTCAAAGTTGGAACGAGTTGTGATGGGGTAGGTGTGAAGGCCGTACTTTTTCACAAGGGCTTTGACACGGAGATGGGATACCGGAATGCGTCCCGCACCCACCTCGTATTGAAGAGCCGGAACATCGCCTTTGGCGGGAACACGCTCCGTCGCGATGCGTCCGCCCCAGGATTTGTATTTTTCTAAGACCAGGACGTCACGCTTGTCCTTGGCCAAGCGTTCGGCGAGTGATAACCCGGCGATGCCTCCTCCGATGATGACGGTCTCGTACATTCTACGGGGAGGCTTTAAAAATATTCTTGAATAGTAGATGTCTTTGAGGAAGTCATTGAAGAATTACAACAAAGCACTAAATGATATGTCAATCGCGGTTCAACATCTCAAAGACAGGAAAACAAAGAAAAACACGAAACTAAATGCGTCTCAGTCGATTATGTTTAGTGCGAACAATGTCAAAAAATCAATGAAATCGATACAAGCCAACCTTCTTAGAAAGACCCGAAGGAATCGTAAATAATCCTTGCTAAAAATATTTATACGCAATAGAAATGTCATCGCCTCTTAGACAAAAACCGACCTTGATTATTTTGGAACCTCCATACGAGCCTCATCCGGCCCTTCGTCCTCTAAACCCGGAGGCCTTCTTTCCGAACCGGTCTATGGCGGCCTTTGATCGCGAGTTGGCGAAACTCGAGACTGCGTTCGCGACGGCTCCTGTTCCCGAGCGAAGGAATCTGGGGCTCCTGTACAATACGCTACGGTCCCGTCGTGCCAACTTGAAGCGAACCTTGAAGGCGTCTCCCAACAAGGCCAAAGCGCTTCACCAGGTCCGACGAGAGATTGATACCTTGAACGATGAATATCAGGTTATGGCGCGCAAGCGAAAGACGACGAAGAAGACTGGATCGAAGGTGAAACCTGCTAAGAAATTGGGGGTCGTGGGTCGGCCCGTGTACCGAAATCGTACAGGTCTTCCTGCGGTGACGGATGTGCTGGACTACCGAGGCCGTCCTCATGGTGCCTTAGATGCTTCCAAGAAGACGTCTCGTTCCCCCCGTCGTGCCCCTGAACCACGCAAGGTGAAGAAATCGACTCTTCGTCAGAAGCGTAAGCCTAGTCTGTTGAACAGCCTACGAAAAAGCGTGGGTACCTTTGTGTCGAAGTTTTTTAGATAAACAACCCCTTATTTCCAAACAAGACATCTCTATAGAAGTCTTGTTTGATTAGTCAAAAAGGAAATACCTATTACGCTCTTCGTGACCTAGCAAGTTTCCTACCCTTCCTTGATTTCTGCGCCTTGCGAGCCTTACGAGACTTGCGTTTGGGGGGAGCAGGAGGCCCTCCAAAATGTGCGAGACGAGCACGACGAGCACGCTCCTGAGGCGTCATCTCCTCAGGAGGGGCTGCGATAGGGGCTACGACAGGGGCTACAACGACCGGTGCTCCGACTTCATTGGGAGGCAATTGAGGAGGCACTACGTTTCCTGCGGTCCCTACAGTTGGTGCTGCCAACCCAAATCGACCAGCGACATTTGCCATCCTGCGACGATATGCTGCTTCTTGTGCTGCCGCAATCTGTGCGATGGCCTCTTCCTCCTCCCGTCTATTTCTCTCCGCAGCCTCTCTTGCCGATTCGTTTATAGCGGCTTGTATTGCCGCTTGTTCTGCGTTTCCCGCAGCCACTTCTTCTTCCTGTCCCTCAACGTTTGCCCCCATCGCTCTCAATCGGTTAAAGGCTGGGAATTCAACCACGTCGTCGTGCTCCGCAAGGAACGCGTCTGCTCTTGCGAGAGTCGCTTCGACTTCCGCTCTATGGGCGGGTACCAACGCAGGACCTCCTGTGGTTGCCGTCAGCATTTGGAGAATATCTCTTAATTCTTGGGCCCTCGCTGCAGCAGCTCCGTTGGGACCATATAGACCCCCCGCTGTTTCCGCTGCATAATCGTCTAGTTGAACAAGGCGTTCGATCGCCTGTCGGTGAAGAGCATCGGATGCCCCGTAACGTTCAATCACATCACCTAACAATTCTTGGATAAATTGCTCACGAGCCGCTGCAATGGCCGCAGCGAGGCCCTCGTTTTCTCCAGGACCAGGCATTAGAGCTGCGTGGGCACCTGGGTTGACTGCTACTGCTCCTACTTCTCCTACTTCTCCTACTCCTGCTCCTGCGCCTGCGTTGCCCATCAGTGCTGCGAGGTTTTGCTGACGAAGACTAAGGCCCAGTTCCGCCAATCTTGCTGGAATATTTGCGTTCGCAACATTGGGCTCAAGCATGGTTCTCGCTTGTGCTAGAGTCAGATTATTTGCCATGGTTCTACAAAAAGCAGATATTTTTCTTGAGAAGAAAATCAGAAGACTGTATAAGATGGTCAAGACACTTACCGTGAAGGCCGTGGAAGACGACGAAGCCTTCGGAAAGAAGTTTGAAGGAACCTGGTTCAAGGACGACGGAATCCGCATTCTTCACGAAGATGCGGACGTGTACGGGGAGGAGGCGGACGGGACCAAACGCCTCCTTGGAAAATTCCGCAAATCCGTCATTCCGGGAGATCTGGTCCAGAAGGCCTGGGACGCCTTTCGAAAGGCCGCAATTCCGACCCGAAACCGGGGTCCCGCCGCGGGCCCCATCGACCTGAAAGGGGCGTATTGGAGCCGACGCAAACCTGTGAAAACGTCCAAGTGGTTGACGCAGTATATGCACAATGGAAAGTTGAGCAATATGCGGGTCTCCAACAATGTGGCGTCCGGAGTGATGGGCTTCTATGACGGCACACCGTCCCTGAAACTGCCTTGTCGTATGACGACCTTTTCCCGCAATCATATGGAACTCGTGCTTCACGGAATGCCGTTTCTGAACCGCATCGATGAACTCTTTGCCAAGTTGACGCCCGAGGCACACGCCAAACAACTGGCGGCGATCAAGAAGCATCCCCTGTATCAAATCGACAACACCGCCTTCAGTACAATTACCGTCAACAACACCTTCCGCACGGCGCTCCACAAGGATACGGGGGATTTCAAAGAAGGATTTGGCAATCTCAGCGTCATTGAATGGGGCAAGTATCACGGAGGGTTCACGGTCCTCCCCCGGTTCAAGATTGGATTCGATGTGCGGACCGGTGATTTCTTGGCGATGGACGTTCACGAGTGGCACACCAATACGCCGATGATGGAAACGGCGGAGGACAAGGCCTACAACAAGACTCTTCCGGACATTCGGTCCCGTGATCCCGCGGTAGGAGTCGCGGGAAGCACGGATCGCTTTCAACGCCTCAGTTTCGTGTGCTACTATCGTGAAAAAATCATGGAGTGCGAGGAAGGAGAGACCAAGGCCTATTACAAGAAGGAGGGCTTCGACGAAAAGGAGGCAGTGAAGGAGGCCAAGGACGAAACACCGGTGTCTCTTCCCTTGCCCGGTGTCACGGCAACGTTAGAGGAAACGTGGAAGGCGTTTGAAGAAACAAGTGCGGGAAAAGCAGCACGGATGCTTCAAACGCGGAAACATCGGCAAAAAACGGATGGGACGCGCCGACGAGCCTAAATTTCTCACATCGAGGTAGATGGATTCCTCCGATATTGCTCGTCGCCGAAAGAATCAGGCTGTTTACGCGGACAAACTCAGTGCGTTTCTTCGTGCGAATCCTAGCGGGGACTGTGCTGCGTTGGGGTCCTGCCCGTGTGTGCCGACGACCACTTGTAATCGAACTTTTTCGACCTTTTGCGAAAAGTACTCGTTTTACAGGGGGCGGAACGCGTGCGTTGTGGGAGCGGGACCCGTGGGAGATTTCGCGTTTGGAGTGGAGGGGTGTTTGGTGTCGCCTACGGGAGGGGCGAAGTAGAGGGCTGGGTTCACATTTCTTGACGAATTACGACAAGACATGTGAGATTCATTGATGTGATTAGACATTTTGAATGAGTGTATATCGCAAGCCTGTAGTACTTGAAAGAGTATTAGTGCCACCTCTGGTACAATATAAGTAGAAGGTGACTGTATTTGTACCGGTAATTGAACTACCAACTAGAAAAAAATCAGGGATGCCGTTCGATGCATTTACAATAATTGCATCATTTACCGTAGCTGTTATGGTTACACTATTCGTAACTGCATATATTGCACCACCAGTATAAGATTGACTAGGAACAACACAATTTATAGCCCCTGCCGTAATCTTGCTAATGGTCTGACCATTTCCGACGCGTACACCGCCTGACAAAGAAGTGATGCCGATCGTCGAGAGGGTTCCGGCTATATAGGCACTTCCCAACGTCGACAAGTTGCCCTGAACCAACTCATCCCCCTGTATGTAGGTGTCTCCCATTGTAGACACATTGCCCGTGTTGTAGATGTTGCCGTCGGCCGTGATTGAGACGATAGAGGACTGAGTGTAACCATCCGTAACATAGGTGACAGACTCAATCGTACCATTGGGGTACATAGTGGCGTAGGTAAGGGTCGAGGGAAGAGTTCCTGGGCACTCAAGATCATAATGTACGCCGGCCTCGACAATGGGCTGATTATATTCCATATACGAACCCGCATACGCGTCACCTGTATTAATCGAAGACAATATACCCAAAAAGCCATCGGAACTGAGAACGTTACCAGACGTCAACACAGGAGGACCATAGTTTAGGCCACCATACTCATCGATGCTGCCCTCACTATCGCCGTCGGTACTCTCTCCTCCATCATCTTCTTCACGCAAATAGGTGGGACGATCCGAATTGTAGATGGTGAAGATGTTGGCGTTAGGAAAAATGTATCCAGACAGGAAGGTTACAGAATCGTAGACACCTACCATGTAGTACTTGACACCGGGATTTGCCTTTGGATACAACTTGCGTCCGTTCTCTCGCAGAATGCGTCCCGCGGGGCAGGTAGTACAATCCGTTCCTGCCACCTGGGTCAGGCGGCCCTTTGTTTCCAAATTTTCCAGGTAGGTCGTATAGGTATAAAAATACTGATCAAACGCCGCGGTTGTGATATACGAACGTCGGGATGTGTTTTGCTGACTTGCGTTATTGGCGTTTCCGAGGGTGGCCATGGGGGTTTCTGAAAGTCTGGGAGAATTTTTTTTTGAGGTCAAGGGCCAGGGTCTAGCACAAAAACCCTGAGATACCACTATCACCGTAAGACACCTGAATCGAATCAAACATCAAGGGATCTCCACTGTATACGGACCCGTCCTGGGCGATTCCGACGCGTACAAAGGCAGTAAATTTCCTGTAGTATCGTCGGTCGAACTGGACTGTGTAACAAATGCCGGTTTGAATTGTCGATACGTTTACACACCCTCCGATATCAAATATAGAGTCGTCGTAAATGGTGTCATCCAGTTCCTTGAATCCATTGACCCACGCAGTTTCGACCGGCATACATGTTCCCGCATCAAACGTTCCGAGCACCTTGGCGTGAAGCCGGACCTTCATATTGGTCAAGTAGGTGGGATCCACGGGCGCATCCGGAAAGCAAGAGTTGAGTGTTCGATCACTTTGAATGGTGCTGATATGACTAGGGTTCTTGATCAAGACATTGAGATACTGAATCGGGGTGGGCGTGGCAAAGGTGGACAATTCATACAGAAAGGTGGCGTAGCGATACCCACCGTTTTGGTCGTAAATCAAATCATACGTAAAGTCGGGGTACACGGCATTGGGAACGTTGATGATGTCCCCTGAAAACTGGGTAAAGTTGAATCCCGCTGCGTGAATGTAGTGTCCATCCGTATACAGAAGTTCACGTGAATACGAGTCTGTGTAGATAGTGCTAATGCTCGACGTGTGTTGATAGACCAGGGAGGTCGACAGATTGAGAGTATTGGTCGAATCGATGGACGCGAACGAACTGATGGCCACGTTGAGACCGGTTCCAGAATTGCCGAAGGCATTGATGCTGTCGTTCATGTTGTTGGCAGTACCAGGGGCCTCAAGGCGAGGAAGGAGCGACACCACGCGCAGACCGTTGGATTGAAGCGTGTTGCTAAAGGTGGATATTGTCACCAGGCTAACTGTATCGACAAACAGGGCATTGGTGAGCGTAGAAACAAAGGTGCTCACTTGATCTTGAGGATGTTCAGAATCTACGGTCGCGTTCAACAAAACTTCTTGCGGGTCATTTGGATCTTGATAGATCGTTGAAAAGAATCCGGTGGTTAAGGAACTGAGGGTCAGCACAGTGTCGGCTGGAAAGGGAAGAGTTGTCACTTCCACAGCGCCATCAAAGATGTGAACGTTCGATGTATATCTGGCGATTGGTCCCATGGGAACTCCGTTGGAGGACAAGACACCCGTGGCAAAGGTGGAAGGAAGATAGTAATTTCCAATATTGACGGATTGAACATCAAACACAAACTGGGAGTTTAGCGAGGGAGTATAGATGCCCGAGATCTGCGTCGTGCTTGTACATTGTTGAACAAGAACTTGAAGGGTCGAATACGAGTTGACGGGTTCCGTCGAAAAGATATAGGCACTGGTGGACAGTATTTGTGGTTCAGGTCCGCCCGTCGACGGAATCTGATTGTTTGTCAGTGTCACTTGAATCGTCTGCGTCGCCGTGCTGTAATCCGTCACGTATTGTTGTCCCGTGATGCCGACATTGTAGAAAAACTGCGTATATGCGGGCTGTGTTTGAGAATCCGTCAAGGTGGCTGTAATGTTGGCCTCCGATGTTCCCGCATACAATGGCGTATTGAGCGGAAAATCATCCGCTGTGCTGGCGACGGCCAGTGTCGCAGGATTTGTCTGAGTCCCCGATTCGTCGGTATGATACAGGTTCAGCGTGAGCGTGTTTCGATCGCCTGGATACGAGGCATCGTTCCATTGAACAGGGGTGCTCAACTGATAATTCAGAAAAGAGGGAGTCGAGAAGAAAAACACGTCGTTGGGCACGATGGTGGAGAGATGCCAACCATTATCGTAATAGGGTGAGGTCAAGGTACCGATGAATCGTGTCTCACCTGGAGACGTATTTTGAAGAGGAATATTTGTGATCGGAGGAGCCGTAACAGTTGGAAACAGCGTTGACAGTATTGGCAAGGCGGTGACAGGTCCTGTGTTTCCAACACAGTTCGTCGTTGCTATGCTGGTGCTCCATTGTGCGCCTGGCACTAGGGGGTTCGACTGTGTTCCTGTGACTTGAATGACGTCATTACACGTGACGAAGGGGATGGATTGCGTAAAGGTCACGTTCGAGTAGGCTGCTTCATCCCCAGGAATCTGTGTGGGATCGGAGATGCCGTAGCGAAATCCTAGCCCTGGTACAGCACTGTTCATCTGCTGAAGCGTATATTCTACCTGGTAGGTGCTGAAGAAAGGCGTCGTCACAAGCCCCGTCGTGTCCGAATAGGTCGGTGCTACGACTTGGAGGGCTATCGACGACGGTGTTTCGTGGTGGGGTGTAACGGATGTGACGGCACCGGGATTCCCGGTCGTTGCCTGAACTGTCGATGCGGACGTCAACGTCACGGGACTTGAGGTTTTGTTTAGGTAGACGATCTTGATAGGGACTTCGGTTCCTACGGGGTATGAATTGGGAAGATTCGGAAGGTAAAGACTGACAGTGGTGTACGTGGTCGCACCGTCTGTTTGATCGAGCGCAAACACCTTTCCGACCGTCGGAAGGGTCGCGTCCCCTAGTTCCGTGATGATCTTGACACATTTTGTTTTCATGACCGTCTTGGTGTAAAGAGCGTCTGCCGTCGGTACAAAACATTTCGTGAAAATACGGAGTCGCACCAGGGGGGCAAACTGGGGACTGATGCCGTCCGTATAGGTTTTGTAAGGAAAAAGGGTGGGATCGTTCAGTTCAAAGGTCAAATAATTCGGAGTCGTAGGGTCTCCAATAATAAAGAGAATGCTGTTGACGTAGGGGACAGACTTGTCCAAGATGCTGTAGGTAGGAAAATTCAACCACTGGACGCCTCCGTAAAACACATTGGTTTCCGATGCGACCGGTTGGACTCCCGGCGGTTGAAGAAGGAAGGCATTTGTGATCCAGGCGTCCAATTTCCCGAGGGAGTTGGTCAAGGTGTCCGGGTTCGTGGTCGTCACATCCTGGATCCCGGCTCCTCCGATCGTGGATTGGGTGAAACTGCTCACAGGCTGTTGAAAGGCCTGGCTCGTCGTTGACAGAAACTGAACCGTCGGCTCTTGAAGAATCACCTGCCCGTCTTGATTGATTTGAAGGGTCTTGGTAAGGGACGGTCGAATCGACTCTGGTTCAAAGGGGGCATATTGGATTTGATTTGTCAGGGTCAGCGTGCTCACAGTACCGGCCGCGATGGTGCCTTGAAAGGTCACGGCCAAGGCTGTTGAGGGAAGGATGGGAAAATCGTCGGGCGACCAAGGAAGGGTGGGATCATTGAACAACAAGGACCCCGAAGATAATTGTGCAATGGACGATTCGGATGCCATTTGGCCTGCTATTGTATTGAAGGTTTTTTCCTTGCGTCAATCAAACTAACCGGGAAGACAAAATGTTCGCCTAGATCAAGATGAACACTATCACGTTCACAACCTCCGCGTTGACTCAGGATCCCACGTCCCGAGGAGTTTCGGTCTTTGAAAACGCCGAGTTGACCTTTAAGAAATTGAAGCGTCGCACCAACACAAAGCCGAATACTGCGTCGTATACGGAACCGTATCAAACTCCTCGTGTTCTTCCGAAACAGGTCATGACGGATCCAATTCCTAGTCGTCCACCCACTGATTTTGTGTCGTTAACCAACAATCAAATTATATCACAATTCGGCATTTTATCAGAAGAAATTTCGCAATTCAACACCACGCTCAACGGACATAATGTATTTTCAATCCAGCAGTCGACCTCGTATCCACATATATACAAACTCAATAATTGTAAATTAATGCCGTATGTATCCAACCCCGACACAACCTTCTCAGCTATGAGTCCTATTTCGAATATAAATCTGATTCAAAACACAATTCCGTTTGAGAATGAAGATGGAGCGTGGAGAGGAACTATCAAACGTACTACACCGTCAGGAGACTTGTCGCGAGGAGGAACTGATATTGTGAAAGAAACGCAATATTCCTATATTTTTGATTATGACGCAGGATTCTTTGTCGGATACGAACAAGATGTGTCTCGCTATGGAAATACTCCCATTTCATCAACGACACCTCCTTCGGTGACGTGTTACATTTACAAGGGTCGCTTCGGACTATTTAGTCCGTGGCTCATCGGCTCAGATGATAGGACCGTGTATTACAATAAAGGACAAGTTCTCATTGGTGCCGCCACGAGTATGAATCCAAACGCTGCCCTCGATGTTTTAGGTCTTAGTTATTTTGAACAAGTTGTGGCAACAAGTGTAAATTCTCTGTCCGATGTACGTCTCAAGGAAAACATTGTTCATAGAGATCCTATATTGGACCTTTTGAATGTCAAAACGTACAATTACAATTTCAAAACTACACCTGGAGTCAAGGACCTTGGTGTGATCGCTCAGGAAGTGGAAACCATTGTCCCGGAACTGGTGAAGGACCAAGACGGAGTGAAATCGGTTCGCTACGACCGATTCGGCGTGTTACTGATTCCGGTCGTGAAGCACTTGTCGGAACGACTGGAAAGTGTGGAAAAGGAAAACGCAGATCTGAAACGCCGACTGGAACGTATAGAGGGACTGTTGTTCAAAGTAGAGTGAGTTGCTTGTACATCTTGTTAGTAAATACTACGGTATCTAGTAACAAGTAAAAAGGTGAAATCTATCAGAATGCCGGACAAGATCGTGTATTTTGGTGCCTCCGTTACGCAACAGAAGCAAGGCTACGCGTGGCATCTGTCCAAACGGTTAGGAGTGGACTACAAGTGTTTTGGACACGGAGGATGCCATTTGATGGACGACGGCATCTGCTGTATTGACGATGTCTTGAAAACAAACCCGACACACTGTTTCATAGATTATTTCTCAACAGCGTACACCAGCACAGATAAACACACAATCGACTACCTTGATACGATTCTTTACAAATGTACGACGGCCGGATGTAAAACAATCTGGTTATTTTTGCCAAGTGGAAACCACACGTCGCGACTCCCCTTCTATGCCTTTGTGAAGGCCCATTTAGACTCGAGACGTGCGACCTATATCGATTTGAACGACGTTTTGACACATTCAACGGACCTGTGTCGCGATATGGTTCACACAACGGAACGGGGGTCTGTCGAATACGCTGAGGCACTCTTCACCCTTTTCTCAAACGTACGGGACACGATTTCGTTTCCCATGGAGATTCAAAAAACCAAGTATTGTGATATTAAACGTCTAGACGTGAACCAGACGGTTCTCACCAGTCTATCCTTCGAAGGTGATTGTACCATCCTCGCTGTATGTCTCAACATAGGTCCTAAAAGTGGCATTGTCTATATAGGAGACAAGAAATACACGATTTGGGACGTCCATTGCTACTACAATCGAACCTCGTTTCATCTACGAAACTTAGGGGTGTCAGGAACGGTGACTATCAAGGTATCTCAGGAACCGGTAGACTATTCGACCTGTCGAAGACCTGACTTTGACTTTGGATTTCCTACAAAAGAACTTCACGTCTTGGCCGTGTATTATATCGGGGCGGACTTACGGGTTGTCTGAATCGTTTCGACCACGGTTCTTCCTATGACCGTGTCCTTAAAGTAGGTGTCATAAAGGTCAAGACAAGCCTTGCGTCTCGCCTCCAGTTCGTTTATTGGAATTGATTTCAAATATTGATAAAGTCCCTCTAGATCCTGTTCCTTCCACACGATGATTGCGTCCTTCCAGTCCTGACGGATCTTGGGTAGAATAAGGGTATCGGCCAAGACAACCGGAATCGCCCCGTAACTCATGGATTCCCAAATACGAATCGAGTTGGGTCCTGTGCCCGCGGGACATAGGCTAAATTTGGAATATTGGAGCACTAGTTTATATATGTCTTCGTCCTCTTTTTGTGTAGTCTCGGCCCCCTTAAACACAACCTCCTGGTAATGCCACTGAGACCGGCTTTTGATAAAGCAATCGGAATAGGCAGAAAAGGTGGTCACCAAGGTTTCACGCAAGTTTGTAGGAAAGGCTTTGTGTCGTGTTTGTCCGATAAAGGAAGCCAGATAGGTGCGATCTTGGAACGGAACAAGGTTTGTATCGTTTGATGCCTGAACCGGAAATAAAGAAAAGGGATACAGACATATGCCTTTGGATTCAAAGTCGGCCTTGTCGGCTTCTGTACAGTGTGACGCAAACACAGTGCGAATGTTGAGTGCCTCAAAGGTTGGAAGCAGGGTCTTGTAGCGGATGTGCTGAACAACTGTACAGTACGGTGGAGTCAAAGGAGCATCGCGAAGATACTCATCCAAAAGGGTGCGAAGGTGTGTTTGTTTGACCCAGGTCTCGTCAATCAGCGTCGCCCACGGAAAGGCAAAGTAGTGACACGGAAGATGGGATTTCAGATATTTGTAGGCACTATATTCGGTGGCAACAGGAGTTTGCCAGTCGGAATCGTATGCGGTAAGCATGTAATCTCCTTTTTGGGTGTGAAGGGTTGTTCCAAAGCACCGAACCTTAAGAGCGACAAATGGCTTTGCTTCCACGCAATGAATCCTGAGTTTCTTACAATAGATGGGAGTTAGATAGGTTCGTTTGATGAAGTTTCCATTGGAACGCGGAAGGCCCGTGTAGATTGGCTCTACGGGAGTCCATTTGCCACCAAGATAGTAGGAAAGGCGGAATTTACTGACATAAGCAAAAGTCTCATCTTGGCGGGTACATGGGGAACCTGCGATGTCCAGGATGTTCAAGCGACTCACAGTGGGAAACTCACATTCCAGGGTGGGGGTCGGGTCGTCAGTAGCGGGTCGCCAAGCGCCGGCGGACTCCCAATGTGCGTGATCGGCGGGATGCTGGGGTGCGTAGGACGAGGCATAGGGTGTGAAGGGAAGAAGTTGGATCGACTTTTTCTGACGGAGCGTGTGGAGTGGCTTGTTTGCGGGTGGTCCTGGCTCCAGGGTTGCCTCCGTCGTAAAGGTATCAATAAGGTCGTCGGCATTGGGAAGGTAGACGCGTCGTTGGGTTGCGTCGGGGGGGGCAGGATCTCGCACAATGGAGACACGTCCTTTGCGAATCCCCTTGTCACTGACCTGGCCACTCAGACGGTCGTAATGATTGATGGAGACCAGAAAACTCGGATTGTAGACCATAAATCCGGCTTCCTTAAGGGCGTGGGCGAAGCGGTTGTCGCATCCGGTGGTGCCGAGCGGCGTATCTACTGCGTCAACGCGAAGGTGGGGCGTCTTCCAAATCCAGGCGTCCTGGGTCCAAATGGAGGGACCCCAATTTGGAAACAACATGGGAAAGTTGTAATTGTACTCGAGGCCATTCATCAGCGATCGCTGTGTGTCGTGGTTGTACTCGTAGCGATTCAGGGCCATTACGCTATGTTTAAAGTCGGCGTGATCTAGGACCGCGAGACTTCCGTCGGTAAAGATGTCGGCGTTGGCCAGGATACAGATCGTGTCAGGGGTCGCGTGATTGTAGTAATCGATGGCTGCCTGATAGGTCAGGCGCCGTCCGATGACGACTTGCTGGAGTTTTTTACGGAGGACGGGTTCAAGGAAGGCAAAGTCCGTCCAGGTTTCCGTGAGGACGTGAACCTCGTCCAAGTGGGGATTGTCTAGATTCAACCGGAGACAGGCGTCGATTTCGGCCTGCCTTTCGTTTCTGTAGGCCTCGTCACCCGACGAGACCCGAAAGTATTGGACGAGGAGCACTTTCTTCGTCATCCTTCTTTGGATTCGCCTGTCTTTTTTAGACGGACGACGCGTCTGAAGAAAATAGGAATGCCCGTTTTGAATGTTCACATGTCTAACATGGTTGTGAATTATCAAAATGTTTCAACATTGTTTTTAATTCTTCATAATCGACACTTTCTGAATATTTATCCTCCAATTTATCTTTCACAAAACTTGTAAGTGTGTTTCTAAAAAAATCCATCTGAATTAATTTATTTTCCCGAATACTATTTTTATTATAATTTAATTTATTTGCTAATAAAAAATCAAAGGTGTCGACGACAGATTTAGTATTGCTGTCACATATTATACTATTTTGCTCGTTGTAATAAATCTCTCTACCACCTTTACAACTTGTTGATATCACAGGTAAACCGCATAAAAGATACTCAGATGAAGAAAAACACGAACCTTCAATGGATGAAAATATTCCTCCACAAATGGAGGAATTCAATAACTTAACATACTCTCTAGTATTTATATATCTATATTCTTCCATATTATTTGAATCATTTTTAAAATTAATTCTTTTTCCGAAAGATGGAATATATTCAATGGAGCCATTTTTATAACCTATATGTAATACATTAGGTACATTTCTACATAATTCAACACGTTTATAATTTGAAAAACAACTTGAAACGACCATATTATAATCTTTACTTTCATCTAAAATTCTAAACCTATCTTCGTTTATAAAAGCGTTTTGATTAGCGTATATAACATCAGTATCAGTCTTTTCACTATAATATTCATATTCTTCTTCAGTGTTTGCTAAAATAATTGGATTAGGCCATAATTTACAAACATTTAAAGGTCCACTTGATTTGTACCAAAAAGTTGTTATTAATGATATACCTTCATTTTCATTATCGTTAACTTTATTTACAAGCCTAAAAATTGGTATTTTATTTTTGAATAATGATTTCAAGAAAGGTGCCATATAATAAAAAAGATAAATTATTATCCAAGTATGTCCTAAGACCGGCAGGTAAATCTTCTAAATTCTACAAAGATATAGACGCCTTGTATCATAAGGTGTCTATATTCTATCTTTCTTACAATCCCCGTATCCATGCTTGAACCACCTCCGTCTGATTCGATTGAATCTTGGCCACGATCTTCTTGGGTTGGAAAAAGACGAAGGTCGGAAAGGAGCGGACCCCGCAGTATCCGGCCGTATAATCGTTGACGGTGTCGTCGCACTTGAAGATGGTCAGACCTTTCTCTTCTGCGGTGGCATCCAGTTCGTCGCACTGAAGTTTCTTACACGGTCCGCACCAAGATGCGGTGAAATAGACGATCCATCCATTGTCTGTGGCACGAAGGCCTTCTGGGTTTGCTTTGGCAGGCTCCTCTGCCTTGTGAAACCACAGCGCTTCAAACTCTTGTTGGGTCGCTAGCGTCTTCATTTCTACCTTTCTGTCTCGTTCTCTTTAGGCGTTTAGAGGCCACTCCATCCGTGCCGACGTGCCATCTTCAGGCCCACGGCTGCCGCGGCCTCCAACACAAAGTCGCGGGGTTTGTTGATAATGTAGACCGGAATGGGTTTGTCGTCCATCTCTAAGGACTGGAGGGCAAAGTAGCGATGATGCCCATCGATCACATATCCGTCATTGGAAAGAACAATCGGCTTTTCGTTGAGCGCGCCTGGATTCGAACGAATCCAGTTGGCGGTGCGGGTGACGCGATTACGAGACACCTCGCTTTGACTGGCTAGCATATGACCTGCGCTTTTCTCATCCTTTGTATAGGACATTGAAATGCCGACTGCTTCGGCATCAGCAACAAAGGCGTCGATGTCTTCAATCTGAGGCATAATGTAGCGAGGGTAGGGACCACAATCCGTGTGTCGGTCGGTACATAGATCGACTTCAGCACGATTGGAGGCACTTTCTGCATGAGTCTTGTACTCGTTGAAGCGACCTCGAAATGCGAGCACGCGATTTCGGGCTACGGGGTTCAACCTTGACTCGTCGACGTGCTCTCCTCCCCGTTGTTTCCGGGTTCTACCGCGTCGTAGGTTCTTCCGTCTTAGGGTTCGTCGAACTTTCATAGACCTCTACCTAGCGATTCTATTTTTATCCGAGTTGTTGGACAAGGACGTCGTAGAATCCCTTCAAGCCACCAGCTAGGACAACGGCGGCTAGGGCTCCCGCAATCACGGGTCCTGGGCCTCCTAATTCACGGGCACCTCCTGCTTGCGGGGTTGTTTGGTTTTTCTGATTTGCTAGGGCGTTCACCGCTTTGAGCCCTTCTTGTAGCGATGCTGTAGATAAAGACGGAATCTGTACCGAAGGCAAGGACGACAAAGTTGGTCCCGAAGGTAAGGTGGGCATCTGTGTAGATGCCAAGGAAGACAGAGAGGGCAAAGAAGGCATCGAAGGCAAGGAGGACAAGGAAGGCATCGATGGCAAATCGCACGAAGGAAGCCCGCATTTGGCGACAGTTCCAATGCCGTCGATGGCCTTTACAATCTGGGGTGTCATCAGGGGGATTGCAATGTCCTTGTAGAGGGTTTTGGGGGAGAAGGCCGAGAACAGGGACGACAGATCGGGAGGACAAAAGAAACAGGACTCTTTCTCTGCTGTGCCGGACGACGGGGGAGAGACCTTGAAGATATCGCCGGGTGTCGCACTTGAAAATAGGAAACTGTAGGGCATCGGGGCTTTGATGCCGTCCTTGAGGATGCTTTCGGTCATGAAGAAGGCATGAACCGCGTCCCACGCAACCCAGACCCATCCAAACAGGAGCAGAAACAGGTTGAAACACGAAATCAACTTGACGAATCCCTGAAAGTATTCACCAATATAAAATTTATCGGCTCCTAACCATCCAAACATTACGGCAAGGAAGGTGTAGAGTATGTAGGACTTTTGGCTGGTGGGAACAGGTTGTTTGGGAACATCGTCCATAAAGACCCCGCGCCCGATCCCACGAATCCAATCCATGGGCGAGGACAGGCCTTCCGTACGCACCTTCTTGGCTTCCGTCGCGATTTGTAAAATGTCCCACCAATACCACAGGCCGAGTGCTAGGACATTGACAAGCAGTTTGTAGAATCCCGTTCCGTAACTGCGCAGGTACATGTGATCAAGGCCAAAGAACCCAAACAATATTGATAAGACTACAAAGACAAAGTAGTTTCGATCGGGACCTCCCCATGTATCGACGTCGCTGACGTGATGAGGCGGTGGATCTGTGGATGGACTAGGACCGTCTTTATTAGGTGCGGTCGCGGGTGCCTCTTTGTTGGGCACAGTCTCCTTGGTACCTTGATTCACGGTCACGTTCCCTGGTACGGTCGTTGTCGTATCCTTCGCAGGAGTCTCCTTGGGGCCCTGGTTCACTGTTGCGTTCACAGGAGTCTCCTTGGGACCTTGATTCGCTACCACGGTCGCTGCCGCATTCACAGCCACGTTTTGAGTCGCCGTAGGGGCTTGGTTCGGAGATAGCGTGGTCTCGGACATCCTCTAGAGATTCGAGCGATTATCTGAAGATTCTCACACCGTAAATAAAACTCCTCCGATGCCGGCAACGATGCGAAGCACATTGTAATTTGTCGCATATACAGTGACACCCGCGGGTCTTGATTGGACGTTGGGATTCATCTGAGCCTGGAGCACAATCGAGTCCAGTCGACTGCCGTTACACGATCCCTGCGGTTGAGCCGCCTCCGGGGCGATGCTAAACGAATAAACGTAGATGAAATCGTTCGGAATAGCGGTGTGTCGCTGATAGGGTTGAACCAATCGGAAGTATTCGGCACTTTGCTCTTCAAAGCGATCGTAACCGTCAAATTGAAGTAAGGCCGAGGAAATAAGGTCCACATTCGGGATTCCGTATTCCGTCAACATGCGACTTCCGTAATTAAAGTATTGGTGAGAATCCAACATACGGTCCTGGTTGAATACCCAAATCATCTCCTTCATCGGATGGTTGAAGGTTAGAGGCACCGTCGTGGACTTGGCGTTTTGAGGAACAGCGTAGCGCCTCTGCTGTTGTACCTGGTCGATCAGATACTCGTGTTTCGAACTTACAAAGCGACGTCTCTCTTCCGTGTCAAGATAGATGTAATCACCCCACAAGGTCATTTCCGTAATAATGGGAGGAGACGCCATGAGCGTGGCCGGAGGGGCTTGCCCCGCCAAAATATTACTTTCCAGAACGTTACTGTAGACCATATCGGTTCCATTCTTTAGTTTGATGTAGAGTTTAATCGGCGTGGCTTGAAGAGCGATGAGCGGAAGGGCGAGTCCAGGATTCTTACAAAACCAAAAGTACAGCGGAACAAAGAGGCGTAGGGGACCCGTTTGCGTCGTGTTGTCAAACACTTCTTGCGTCCCCGTCATAAAGTTGACGCCCGCCTTCTTGGATCCCGGTGTCGTCAGTTGGGTCCACAGGTACATGAACTCGCCATACTGACGGTCAATCTCCTGTTGTCCGATCCATACGCTGATGTAGTCAATCATCGCGAATCCGATTCCGTTGACCCAACTAACAGAGGGTGTAATGGTTTCGTAATTTGTAGGAGGGAGTGTGGTCGCGGGAAATCCAGGAGTAACGGGTCCCGATGGCGTGATCTGGGGCAACTGAATTTCTAGGAACAATTGGCTCAGAAGATCTCCATTTCTTGGAATTGTCACCGTCATGAGTTTGTTGAATTCAACGGCGGTCTCCATCGGAATACGTTGGGTCTCGATGCTAAAGTTTGTGTGCCTTCGATACACCTGCTTAAAAAAGGTTGTTTGAGGGTTTCCGGAAAGGTACACATCCTGGCGACCGGTGGCCACCAGTTGGAGCAAGCCTCCTGAATTGGACATTCTACTTGTTGTCCTTCTTTTTGATTCGTCTTAGACCAGACGCGGTATTCGATTCTCAAAATTACTTGGCACTTCTTAGGATGGCGTTTACAACGACGCAAGGGCTCGACAACATTTTGTTGCGAAACTTGACGTTTCGCACAATGACGAACGCTGCGATTTCGTCACAATACACACTCTATGCCAATGGGCAAGGGCAAACCTATTGGAGCAATTCCGTGTCGCCCATCAATCATTCGTCGCTAAGTACCACGATCGGTGTATCATTTTCGACACTGTCAGGGGATCTCAGTAATGCGATCGAGTATCTCAGTACCAATATAAGTACTTCTATACACAATGCGATCGGTGGAATTGATGCTTCTATTAGTACACTTCAACACACCGTCGAATTTCAATCGACGCAAATTTATTCCACCAACGTCATACTTCAGTCAAGTGTCAGTTCCTTGTTAAACAATGATCAGGAGTTGTCAAACTCAGTTGCGGCTCTTAACAATCAGTTGAACATTGTCAGCAACAGCCTTGCGGTCTCTGTTGATGCGATCTACACGAGCACGATTCAATGGGTGAATAGCACTCTGTACGGATACAGTTCCTTTTCGACATTTTACGTACAAATCGCCGCCGTACAAAGTTCTGTAAATAGTGGCCTTTCCTCCTTGAGTACCTCTTTTGGCCGGCAAAACACAAGTACTTATAATTCCTTGACTGTAAATTACTTGTCAACCATCAATTACGCCACAACATCATCCATTAATTACACGAATCAGCAAATATCGTCGCTGTCTAGCGTTCTAGCTTTAAGTGTAGACTTGAGCACCTTTAGTTCTATCATTACGCAACAGTTGTTGAGCACATCGGCTGGACAGGCAAGTACCTTTACCTACGTGAATGGACTCGTATCTTCCTTCCTTAGTACCGTGTATTTTTCCTCCGTCGTTCCGTTTGTGAGTACTACACAATCTTATGGAAAGAACCTGTCCACACTAAGTGCACTCAGTACCTCCCTCTATTCAACCACAAATGCCTGGACCGCATCGTCCATTAGTACGAGTCAGGGATTACAGGATATTTACACCTTTGCCTATATCAATAGTGTTTCATCGGGACTCGCCAAACTTACGCAATCTACCACGACGCTGATCGCCGATTTTTCCACCTTTTCCAGCATCAATTACGTAGTGATTGACGGAATTCTTTCAACAAACGCGAGTCAAACGTCGAGCATCGTTGGACTTCAATATGAATTCAGCATTATCACAACAAGCAGTATTCTGGCGGGTATCTATGATTCCTTTATTCAATTGGAAGCCTATACATCGACGCTCATTGGAAGTACCATCCTATCGGTCAATATCTTTGAATCGACCCTGTACCAATCGACCGTGGCCCAGAATCAGTCGATTTCCAAAGCCTATTACAACTTTTTCGTTAGTACCTTGTACGCATCGACGCTCAGCACGCTAATTCCAAGCACCTTTGCGTTGACTTCCTCCCTTGTATCGTCTTTGTACAGCACTGGAACCTACTACATTACCTCATCGTTGGCCTCCACAACAATTGGACTCACCAACCAGTTTTACGCGTCGACGACTGCTATCACAACTGCTATTGTCTTGTCAACAGGAATCCAATTGAATTCAAGTATCATTGGTTACGTATCGACACCGATGGCACAACTATTTTCGAGCTATTCAACGCTACAATTTCAATCCATCTCCTCCTTCAATGGAACTGCGTCGACTACCTTGATATCTCAGTCCACCCTATTTGGACAACAACTGAGTTCCTTCAGTTCTCTCTACTCCTCGTCCTTCTCCCTGTATTTGGCACAATCAACACTCTATATTTCCTCTATAAACCAGTACAACACCATTTCAACACTGGGATACGCACAATTAAGCACGCAATCTAGTCTTTTTAACTCGTCCTTACTAACGTACTCGTCAGTTCTCACCAATTCATTAAACTCGACTAACGCGGCTATCTATGCTGCCACAACATCCTCGGCGACCTCGACGTTGAATTCGATCGAAACATCCACTACGGCTGCGTTTAATGAGTACATTACAAATCTGAATGCTCAAACGTCCACGGCTGCGTTCTCGAGTTTGTACGCCTTTCAAAATCTTACCCTGACGGGAACCAATTATCAGGCAACCATGGATATGATTGGCTTCCGCAATTTCACGATCCGCGTCTACGGCCTCCAGTCGACTCCCACCACCAACTATGCCATCAACTACCTGTCCAACGGTATCTCAAATCTTGACTACCGAAAAGGTATCATCACGCTCGACATTAGCACAGTCGGCTCCTATTACTCCAACAACAACGGGCAATTGCGCTTCGACGTGTATCGCTGGGGTCTTCCAACCAGCATTTTTGGAGCAATTTATCCTACAGTAACCAACTCGGATTATATTCTTCAATACGAATACACGATTCTCAATCAGGTCATCTACACCAACCTCTTGAACGTCTACCCTCGCTTATCGGCCAAGAATCCTCAAATCTTTCCCGTTGTACAAAACGTGGCCGTGGGAACGGGAGCCAATACCTTTAGTTTTGCGTATAGTTCTAACATCTTCTTACGCGGAACCCAGGTGGGGGTTAGCTGGTCTAACTACTCGTTCTTTCCCTTTGGTACGCTTGGCGCCCCTCCTTTCAATGCCGACATTCTTGTCGACGTGGTCATAGGAGGCACAACGATCGGAACTTATGGACCCTACCCGTTGTCCGTGTCATCCGCAACCTTCACGACTCCCTACCTCACGAATCAAACGAATCCCTTTGTAAGCACGACCGTCTTGACCTACATTGCCGGAAACTATGCCAATGCGAATTCGACGGCCTTTACAACCCTCATTCCTCAATTCAATCAGATACAATTATACACGTCTAACTATGCAAACGCGACGACTCGATTCATTGGCGGTACTGAACTTGTTGGAATTACCGATGCCGGTTATTATCCCTTCACCAATGCGACCGCAATATCTTACACGAATCCAGATGCAGTATATGGTCCTAATAATCTCTTTTCAGGAACACTCAACAAGTTAGGTTCCAATGGAAATGTGCCGACGGCCATTGTCTTAGGTGCGTCCAATGTATCTGGTCAGTTCTCGGAAGCCAGTGTCACCTATCCTGACTTTTACGTCAATCTTCCCAACTACTTTACCTATATTGGCCCGATTCAAGCCTTCGGATCTCCCTTCACCTTCACCTTCAGCAATGCTACAAACTTGTACTCGTTTTCCACGACAACCTTGACTCCCGTTGGCGGAAATCTGTACCGTATCTACAATCCCGGCATTCCGAAATCCGGTCCCACCTTCACAACGCCTGGCCAAACGTCGTATATCAAGTATAATTTTGTGCTTCCTAACACTCTTACATCCAACTCCCTTTACAAGCCGTCGACCTTTTTGGGTCCTCCCCTTCGTTATCCGAGCACTATAGCCGCATTTGCCAGTACAACCAAAGCAAACTATGGTGGAATAAACTTTCCTATTCCTAATGATGGTATTAGCACAATTTCCTACTATAACGTGACCTCCAATACCCCTATTACTCCTCTCGGTACAGCCATCGGACAAACATCCACAGCAGGAATGTTGATTGTTGCAGGTTTCACGGTGAACGGAATCACCTACGCAACCCGATTTAGCACGTCCGGTGCCACCACAGACGTCTTTCGATTCTAAACCCTAGGATCTACAAAGAGGTCTAGGCCCCTTGGTCTAAGCATTCTTTGAAGTTGTCTCTTCAAAGAATGCTTGCGAAGCATCCGAAAACGGGACAACCCATCCGCATCATGCGGATGGAGCCCAGTATTTCCACCAACAATAAAACCCTTGTTTGGATTCGTGCGTCCTTCGAGGCTAGCCCATGCTGGTCTCGCTATTTTACGGTGGTATCAGAACCCGAGGCTGTATCCAAGATCTTATCCGTAACGGCCATTGTTTTGCCGGCGGATGCGTCTATCGATGCCTGGCTCCCTCTGTTGCCGACCCTTGTTCACGACGATTCGTCCTGTCTCTTGTTTGCTCCATTAAGTGTCCTTGACGTACTCGGATCCCGTGGATTTACATCAGAACGATGCCTTTCGTTTGAAGACCTGTACGAAGGATATCCCTACCTCGGCGAACCTGTCAAGGCTACGGACCCCCTTGAAAAAGTCATCGTCAGCGTCGCCCACATTCTCCGTATGAATCGCATCTTATGGTCGTCGCCTGTCGATCGAGAGTCCTTGTCCTTTGGTCTCAAATCCCAGGTCGACGCGTGGACCCGTCACTGTAAAGGGGTGCTCACGCAAATTCCTGTCGCCGCAACGGATGCTTGTATTCCCAAGACGTGGTTGATTCAGCAATTTTTTCGACACGCCTCCAATCGCAGAAACAAGGAGATTCGCCATTGTTTGGAAAAAAACTTGGCCTGTCCTTGGATTGATCACATTGTTTTGTTGAACGAAATGGACTATCCTGAACTTCCCACAAATTCGAAACTTGAGTTCCGACGGCTGGAACATCGCATTACCTATTTCAGCGTCTTGATGGCTGCGCGGACCTTGCCTGCCGGTGATTTTGTGCTGTTTTCGAACGCCGATATTTACTTTGACGCAACCCTTGCATCGCTTTGGCAAATCGGATTGGCGGAGCAGCGCCTGTTTCTCGAATTATTGCGGTGGGAGGATGCTGGGACAGGGACAGGGACCCCTACCATCTTTGGACCCCGTGCTGATTCGCAGGACGCTTGGATCGTCGCGCGGAACTCCCTCGACTTTGTGCCGACAGAGGCCGAATTCGACTTTCCGTTCGGAAAGCCAGGGTGTGACAATGCCATCGGCGTCGCCATGCTTCAGAAACGATGTGCGGTTGTCAATCCGGCCTACACGATCAAAACCTATCACGTTCATGCGTCAAATCTTCGCACCTACGATCCTCAGGACGTGCTCTACAAACCCATC